GAACCACTTGAAACCGTAATTGTTGCACTAGTTAATGCCCCTGGTATATTAATATCAGATGACCATAACATATCTGTTCCAGCATCTGCTTTTACCAAAACTTGCCCTGGTGTTCCAATGCTTCCGCTATTATCTTGAATATCTACTGGGGAAATTGCCCCAGAAACTGATAAAACACCACTATCAATACTTGTTAATGTGATATTTCCAACACCAGTTCCGATAAGAAGACTTGCCAAAGATAAGTCGGCCGTTCCATTTTCTAATTCTGGTAGAAATGTGGTATTACCACTTGGTAAAATTGATTTTGCTGACATTTTTTTAGTTAATTAGTTTGAACAAAAGAAATTAATAATTATGTTTTATTATATATTAAGCATTATTCTTTTTTTAAAAAAAAATATTAAATTAATTAAATTAATTTCTTGGGGGAATTCTAAATCTAAGATGTGGATTATATAATCCCTGTCCGACCATTTGCGATTGGTTAATCCTATCTAAAATATCAATTTTATGTTCAGTTAATGGGTTTGCACTTTCTGCCGGTATTAATACATCGTGGCCTCGTTTTGTGCCGTGTAATCCGACACTTACAACATCACCAGATGAACGAATATTATACTCATTTTTTAATGGCTTTTCTCCTTTATATGCAGGATTTAAATTTATAATTTCTTTAGAATTTCCTCCTAATTCCCTCGAGAGATGACTTCCTTGACTGTGTCCGAGGGTTGACACATTTTGAGACCCATATTTTTTTTCAGTTGCGGTTTGTAATTTTTTTCCCTGTTTATATCTATCAGTATATTTATATAATCCCATTGCATAAGCGGCATTATTTCCCCAGTCTTTAGCGGTTTCTAAATAAGTGTCTCCGCTTGTTCCTTTATGTGTTAATACTGCATGATTTTTATCTGGGTCATAATACACACTACCATATTTATTTGTTAATTCTGAGTCTAAATTATATGTGTCAATTTGTTTAGGTGCTTTTTTACCAGCATACGAAGATTTAAAAAATTTAGATAAATTACCTACAGATATTTTACCTCCGCGAGTGGCTTTTTTTTTTAATCCTCTCCCGCTCAATAATCCAGTTCTTTCCGTCTCAGATGGTAATATTAAACTTGATTGTGATATTACGGATTCAGCCTTTTTAGCGGCGGCCTTTGCCTTTCTTGCCTCTGGGCCTTTTTTTCTACCGACTGCAGACCCTGGGGCTTTACCTCTACTATATTTTGCCCCTGGCTCCGATTGTAATGATGCCACACTTCTACTTTCCCAGTCTTGTATTCTGCTTGGAATACTTCTTTGTGAATATGGTATATCTTCGGCCTCCGCACTTTGAAATATAAATCGTTCATATCCTTCTTCTTGAGGTAAAAATGCTTTTTTTGGTCTTCCCATTATTTCAAAATTAGCATCATTCCGCTCATATTCATCTCTTAATGCTTCATTATCATAATCGTGTTCTGGTGGTTCATAAGATGGAACGGCAACCCCTATTTCTTCTGGTTGCATTCTATAATAATTTATTTCTTGCCTTTCTGGATATCCATATTTATTATATAATTTTGCTGTGCTTGGATTAACCCCAGGCAATACCTCTATAATATCACTACCATATGCAAATCTTGGTCTAATTTTTTCATATCCACTAACATCACTACCAGCAAATGGCATATAAAAACTTCCAGCATCTATATCCTTTGGGGCAATTCTTGAGGGTGTTAATTCCGATAATGGCCTTCTTCTCGATGGTCTAACATATGGAACCGATTCAGATGCTTCGTATGCCTCATATTCACCGATTTCGCCTAATAATTCCGCAATATCTTTTTCAGTTAATGGCCTTTCAGTAGTATCTTTTATCATTTTCTTTTGATTTTGTAAAATTTTATAAAAATCTTCAGCCTCTAATACATCTTTAGGCTGTGGCCTTGTCTGTTTATACAAATCTTTATACAATAATTGTTCATATTCTTTTTTATAGTCTACCTTTTTCTGTGTATCTGTTATTGGTGGTTTGACTACTTTTTTTCCTAATTGTTTAGTTAACTGTTTCGCTGGTATATATGTTTTTTGAACAAATCCACCAGATTTTTTAGCATTATCAAAATTTAGAATTAAATCACTTAGTGTTTTTTTTGGCATTTTTAAAAAAAAATAATTTTATTATATTATTAGAAAGATAATTATTTATGATTTATTAAATTAATCTCATTCCATAGAGGTCGGTAATATAATGTTTAATATGGTATGTTATTAGCCTTTACATAATGAGATGCTTGAGGTAAACTCATGCCGTGTTGCATCATTACCTGACGAACAATTGCACCTCTTGCTTGATTTTTAGCACGGCCTACCGTTTCTCGCCTTGGTTTCTTTACTCCACCTAAAAGAACACCGCCTAACATAGCACCAGGCATTGCTCCAGACATTGGCCTCATCATACCGAAACCACCCAGACCACCCATAAGTTGTTTAGCCATAGGGTGTTTTTTTGCTTGTGCTGCAACTGTTGCTGCATGCATTACACGAGGGTGAGAAGCCATAAAATTACTCAATAGAGGATGTTGTTTTCTTTTTGGCGGCATTTTTGATTTTGATTTTTTTTAATGTGTATGAAGGATAAAAAATTAATTGTTTATTATATTATTATGTATATTTTTTTTATTAAAATAAATATTAATTACTTTTTCAAAGAAAAAGTATATCAAAAAGAAGCGATGCCTATGCAATGGCATTTACATATAATTTTTTAATAGCCCACGAACTTTACCGCGGTTCATTTTTCCAGCCCCTGCGGTTTCAATCGCGGCAACGGCTTTTCTACTTAGTGCTTGTCCAATAGGGTCTAAATATGGTTTCATCGCACTCATAAAACTCGACCAACTTCCACCAGAATAACCATTTGAGGCCATTGAATTTCTTACAGAATCATCCGTTGAAGAACTCAAAGCAGGGGCATTATCATACATTTGTTTAGTAATACCAGCACCAACCTCCAAATTAACAACACCCCCAAATTCAATAGTGCAAATGCCAGGAGTAAAAGCGGCAACATATAATTGACATGAATCCCCAGCATATGCAGTTGACCAATTAACAGGAGAATTATTTGTAATAGTAAGATTGATTTGAAAATTAACTTGCGATGCCATACCAACACACGAACTTTTAGGGAGTGATAAATCACTACTTACATCGAGTATCAATGCACCACCACCGTATTGATAATTTGAAGCAGAACCAGATGAAACTATAGGAAGGCCAGACCATTGAGGATAAGAAGTATTTGAGCCGTTTTTCTTGCATAGGTTATATAGTTGAAGTTGTTGAGCATTAGTTCCGATAAGATTTGACCTTTGAGCAAAATTAACAGAAACACCAGAAATACTAAAATTAAAATCAGGATAAGATTTTGTCTGGTCATTTAGTGCAGATGGTGGAGGCATTGCCCAGATTGCAAAATGTGATGGAATATATGAAAATTGTAAAACATTACTACTTGTAGGAGAAGATGAGCCATTTCCAGCAATTGTAAAACCGCTTGATTGAATTTGAGTATTAGTATAGTTGTAAGAAGTTGGTCGAACGGCATTTAATAAACTATCTTCAAATGGTGAAATAACATCGTAGTATAATTGTTGCGATGTAAAATTACCGACAACTGATGTAATAGTAGAATCACCTGCAGGAGACCACGAAAGCATACGAGCCAGATTATTAAAAGATAAACTAACAACAACATTTGACAAATTGAATAGGGCTTTCTTAGGATTTTTAACACCAGTATAAGTAAAAGGAGAAACCATAATAGGCTCAATAATTTGAGCGGTTATAGTCATAGATGTCGCACTATTTACAGTAATTGCGGTAATTTGTCCAGTTCTTGAAGAGTTGACATATTGAGAATTTGGAGATGATAAAATGCTATCAAATGGTGAATTTGATGCACCTATTGCGGTTAAATAACTTGAATACAAATCAGGGGCGGATGGAAAAGATGAAAAATCAGCATTTGCAACAGATGAATCAACATTCCATTGTGTAAATAGTGGTTGATACAATGAAGTATTCATACTTACACCATTTGTTCCTAAATTTACATTGCAGGATGTAATGCAGGAATTTAGTGGAAATGCTCTTAAGGCAATTGCATTATAATTTTCATATTGAGTTAGATTAGTTCCAGTAATTTGAAATGTAATATTAAAGGCCATAAAAATTTCACGGCTCAAACCTTGACCAGGTGGGACTGAAATATTAAATGTAGGATTAACAGAGGCGGAACCACTGACTTGCAAATTATTGAATTGCACCGATGGAACCGATTCACTGAGAACCAGAACAGGGTCTTCATGAATATTAATTCTCTGGTCAATTGCCTTTGCGATACGAATAGTTTCGGACATTTTTTTAAAAGGTGTTTGATTATTAGAAAATTAGAAAATTTAAAAAATAATTATGTATTATATTTATAGAAGAATATTAATTCAAAAAAAAAATAATTAAATATATTATTTACTGGTAAATTTCAACCTCAAAAAATGGCAGTCTCCTTAATAGTTTTGTAGCCCTATATTCGGCTTGATATTGTTTATATTTTTGAGGGTCAGTATAACTTATAACTTTTTCTTTAGGTTCTTTATTTGCTTTTTTTTCCGCATATAATTTTTTCTGATATTGTTTATTATATTCATTTACTCGTTCCCTATTTCTCTTAATCCATGCTTTAGTTGCATTACTCCGTTGAGCCATAACTTTTTTATATTTTTCTGCGATTAATTCTAATTCATCTGACATTTTTTGATATCAAAAATAATTTTTTAAAATTATTATATATATATATTTATAATTTTTATTTAATTGAAAAAAAAATAAATATTTCTTTTTTTATCTAATTGCCTTCCACCATTTTTTTATACCTTTATCCCATTGATAGCCTTCATTTTTTGCCGTATCTTTATCAGCAAATAAAAAATATTTAGTTGTGTATTTACCTTCTAAAAATAATTTTTCATCTTCAATTTTTTGAATTTTTTTTTGTTCTCTTTTTTCAACAAATGCAGCAACATCATTAATAATATAATCTTTGTATTGTCTTACAAATTCAGGCTTAAAAATTCTACGAACTCGCCATAATTCATTTTCATCATCCCATTTTGCACCACCTGCTTTTATTTCATCTTTCATACTATAAGAAAAATCAAAATATACATATGGCGATGTTTCTTTTTTCTCACATTTAAAACAAATATTATATTTTGTTCTTTTATGAACTTCATAACATTTTTCACAAAATCTCGTAAAACCATTAGGTAAAAACTTTTCTATACAACATGACCCAACTATTAAAATTTCATCAGGTGAAGAATCAATAGAAGGCCTAATATAACAATTATGTAATATTTTAGTATTACAAATACATAATTCATTATATTCTGGAAATGATGTATCCGGATAACATAATTTAAAATAATTATGATGTTGATTATGACTACCACCGCAATAAATCCAATTTTTGATATCTTCAAAATCCATATTATATTTTTCTTTTAGGCCATTTAAAAATTTTATAGATAAATCCATAATCTTTTACCAAAATATTTTGTAAAAAAATATATTTTATTATTTGATATATATTTATAACTTTATATTTTTAATTAAAAAAAATAAATAAACAAAAAAAAATAATTATGGAATATCGCATTTTATTAGAATATTGACCCATATCATATATTCGCCATTATATTATAAAAATATTATTCTTCTAAATCAAAATATTTTACTAATTTATTATAGTCGAATAATGTTAAATTTCCTTGTTTTTCTTTTTTTGTTGATATTCCATCAATTCGTAAATTCTTAATCGCAATTATTAATTTTAATGCCGTTGTGTCATATTGAATTCTTTGATTTTCTTTCCATGAATTAAATTCATTAAAAATTTCATAAGATGATAATTTTCTTGGCTCATCTCTTGATGCTGTAATAGTTTGTTGAATATAATGTTTTAACCACATTTCAGGCTTTGAAATTGATAACTGTTTTAAATCCTGTTGATGCTCTGTATTAGGTTCTTCCATTCTATGGAATTTATCTAAATCTGGCAATGATTTAAAATATTCATAAAATGTTTTAATACAATTAATATCTGGTAAAATTTCATCATTCCATTTTGTAAAATAATCAAAATTTCCGATTAGTTCATCGGATGACCTAATAATAATATTTCTTCTATCATCTTGCTCAATTCTTAAGGGGTCAAAATTATTAGTTGTAATCATAAAATGATGAAATGAAATTATGTCAAATTGTGCTTTGCCTTTTTCATTAATTGTTAATCTCTCATCAGTTTGCAATGCTTTTAATCTACTTTCTGCATCCATAACATCCTTTTTACCTAACTCATTTAAATTTACAAAATAACAATTAGACATCATTGAATTAAAATTACCCCATACATCGCGGCTCGGTGTTGATGTTTCAAAATATTTAGAACTTCCGAGCATTTTACTAATAATTTTCATTAATGTCCCTTTTCCTGCACCCTGTTTAGAAATAAGTGTAGGAGTTTTAGTTTTTATTGCTGGATATTGTATCATTTGTCCTATCCAATTTGTTAACCATTTTGCAGTTAGTTCATCATTATCACATAAAATTAATATATGTTTTAATAATAATTGCAATTCTTCTTCTTTATGTTCATATTCTTTTACTTCCTCCATCGCAAATGGTCGCCATAAATTAAATTTATTTGATGGGCAAACTAATGGCGGTGGATAAATATCTACTTCATCATATTTTCTAATAAGAGGATTATCATTAATCCATTTTAAAATAAATTTATTAGGTAAATGTCTATAAGATGCAATTAATTGTGATTCTGTCATAAAAATATATTTATTATCTTCTGTGGTTTTGCAATACATACCAGAATTAATAATTTTGAAATGTGTTAATTCAAACTCAGTAAATGGATATTTTTCTTCTTCGGCAATTAATTCTTTAGGTTCAACCGCATATGATAATTCTTTAATTATTAATTGCATTTCAAAATTAGTTTGAATTGTAATTTCTTCTTCAATAGGTTTTAAATCTATATTAGAAAATTCTTCAATGAGAATTGCTAATCCATCAAATGATAATATTACATTTTTCGGCCTTCCTAATTTATTATAAATAATTCCTAAAATATGGTCTTCAATACTTTGCAATAATAAACTAACAACTGAACCTTTAGGGTTTTTCTTTTTGAGTTTTTTGCATAATTCAAATTCTTTAGGATTTTCTACAATAATAGTATTACCAATAATTTTTAATTCATTTGTTAGTGCAGTTATATAATCACTTTCTTCTAATGTTGCATCTAATTCTTCATCCTTCTTCCATGTATTAAAATTGCCATAAAATAATAAGATAATAAATAATTTTTTAGCCTGGTCTCTATCAACATTGTATAAATCTTTGACCGCTTGTAATAATTCATCTCTATTATTAATATATTTATCTAATTCTGGACATTGCATATTATTAGATTTACATAATTGCTGTAATATAGTTGCATGGCAATTAACCATATCAATATCTTGATATCCTGCTTGTTTCATTAAAGTATGTCTGATTGCTTTTCGCATACAACCTAATGACATACTTTTTGTTGCAAAGTTTCTACCAAAATTATAATCGACTTGCTTATAAGCAACCTTAACACGATTTCTTAAAATCTTTTTATCATAATTTTTTAAAGTTGTCATCTCTTGCTGGTCTCTAATTAAATCACTATCAATAATTGCAGTTAATAAATCTTTGCTGACATTTTCTATTGTGTCCAGTCCTGATAATGTGCTTTGATAATTTGAAATTTTTAGGCTTAACTTTTTTGACATTTTTAAAAAATACTTTTTAAAGAAATTAAAAAATTTTGAAAATTATTATTTGATATATATATATAAAATTATATTCTTAATTGAAAAAATTAATTAATTAATGTTTGATATATTATAACATTTATAAAAATTTTGAATAATAATACTTTATAAAATATTTTATAAACCCTCCACCTTTTTTATAACCTTCCACCAAACCCTCCACCTTTTTTATAATGGCTTAAAATCGCTTAATAAAGGTTTATAGTGTGTCTATATATTATTACTATTATTATTATTCTTATTATTAAGTTATTATTAAGATTAAAGAGAGTATAAGAATAATAGATAAACATAATATACCATCTTATTAACCGATTTTAAGCAATTATAGAAAAAGGTGGAGGGGTGGAG